GATACCATTACAGGCCCAGTATCGAAGACGCTGTGCAAGGCTTGGCGTTGTTGGAAGGTCTTAAAGAACATTGCCCTGAACCACAACACGTAGATTATCCAGACTTAAGAACTATCACAATCAAGGAATAAGATGACAGAATCAGTATCAGTAAACAACATTGATGATAAAGGTTACGAGTCTGCATATCTAGCAGATGCTATTCGTTTCAAGATGAAACGAGAAGGCAAACGTTTTTGGGCCGGAGACAACATCAGTGACTATGTAGATGATGAAACCAAAGAACAATTAATCGACGAAGCCACTCTAGCATTTGAGCGAGTATTAGACACACTATTGATTGACAGAGAAAATGACCCAAACTCCAAAGGTACGGCTCGCCGGTTGGCAAAGATGTACTACAATGAAATTATGGCTGGCCGCTACGAGGCGAGCCCTAATGCTACGGCTTTCCCGAACGATACGGACGGAGCATACGACGGTATGCTTGTGGTGCGTTCGGAGCTTAAGAGCATGTGCTCGCACCATCACCAACCTGTTACGGGTGTGGCTTATATTGGAATCATTGCTGGTCCCAAACTCATTGGTCTATCGAAGTACACCCGCATCGCACAGTGGTGTGCCCGACGTGGCACTCTCCAAGAAGAACTATGTATGGATATTGCTCGTGAAATCGAATTTGCAACCGGATCCCGAGACGTTGCTGTTTATATACAGGCTACCCATGGATGTTGTGAGAATCGTGGTATTATGGCTCATAGTAGTCTTACCCAAACTACCGTACTACGTGGAGCATTCAAAACAGATCAAAGTGTAAAGAAGGAATTCTTTGACAACATCAAACTACAACAGGACTTTGCACCAAGATGATCCTTACTGCACTTACTTGTCTAGTTGGCGGAGTTGTTATTGGCATGGCTATCAAACAAGAACGCCTGCACGATCAATATCAAAAAACCTACGAACAAGTAGATCAGCAAGTTCGCAAAGATCTAGTATACTACAAGAATCTTAGTGAAAGTTTAAAACAAGACTTACATTACTTAAAGACTAAAAAATGATATCATACGCAACTCTAAAGGCCGCACAGGACGGCAAAGTAGCACCTTGGACCAACACAGTGCCCGAACTCTCAAATGCTCACATAGCCGTGTTTCGTGATGCTTACCCTGTTGCCCAAGGCCACTTGTTGTTTGTGCCACGTGCCAACACAGATGAATCCATTGTGGTAGCCATGGGCCTGGCCCTGTTGACCGGTCGTCAAATGGTTCAAAACAACCAGTGTGATGCATTTAATGTTGGGCTAAATATGGGCACAGCCGCAGGACAAACTGTGATGTATCCACATGTGCATCTAATACCGAGAACGCACGGAGACACACCTGATCCTGTGGGCGGTGTGCGTGGTGTAATACCCGGACAAGCCAATTACAAAACTGACACTTACCAACAACCTGACTGATGTTTTTAGCCCTGACACAAGATATTGCTCTTGATCATGTGATTCCTTTGGCACAATACAATTGCAGAGTATCAATTGTGAACACAGGAATCTTTACTCTATTGAGCAACATTTGTCCACATCAAAACAGTCGAATTGCCAAATGTGCTACCAAACATCTGCAATGTCCTTATCATGGAATGACATTTGATCGTGACGGTTCAGGCCTAAACAACAGTTATAGTTTGGAAAAATGGTCCACATATCAAAATCAAACTATTTTGTTTGATCAACATGTTGGTTGTAGATTTCCCATCGACACTCGACACATGACCTTGGCGGAACATAGACAAGACACTGTCAATGCCACGCCAGATGTGATCATGGATGTGTTTTTGGACATAGAACATATTCCTGTGGCACATACCGGTGTATACGATCAAATTGGTATTACTGACGTCGAAGAAATTACCTGGCATACATTCGAAAATGGAAGTATACAATTTGTTTCCCCACAGGGAAAAACCAATGCCATAAAAGATGATGAGAAGTACAACATTGGTGCCTGTTGGATGGCTGTGTATCCTGGTACCATGATTGAGTGGCAACCAGGGGCACTATTTGTCACTGTGGCGCACAATACTACTGAGACCTCAAGTCAAGTGCAGGTGTACAAGTACAAAGATACAAGATATGATGACAGCGTCTGGACCCTGAACAATCATGTATGGGAAACTGCCTGGACACAAGATCGTGTGCTGGCCGAATTTATTGAATCACCGGCAGTGGACAACTTAGACGAGTTGAAACAGCACCATCGAGTTTGGATGCAAGATGCTGTGTAAAAATTCTTGGATCTCGATTGATTTTGACCACTTGTTGCATCGAACAACAAAAGAAAATCTGTTGGTGCAATTTTCTCAAAAAGCAAAAACACTTTTGCCTATCAACAAAGCATGCGATCTAGTTGCAACAGAGATAGCAGATACTTACAAAAATATTTTTGTGTGTTTTAGTGGAGGTTGCGACAGTGAAAATATGGTTAACACTTTTGTTCGCAACAAAATAAAATTTACTGTTTTGATTTTGAATTACAATAAGATCACTAAAAAAAACGGTCTGCTTCACCAGCCATATGAATTACAACATGCATACAAGTGGTGCAGATTAAATCAAATCCAGCCGTTTGAAATTGATGCCAGCGATTTTATCAACAACAGTTTAGATAAACAAAGATTCCAAAAAATCAAGCCAAGAATCATACATGGGCATGCTACATCTAATGCCCTAGAACAAATTGCTTCATGTCATGATGCCTTGTTGGTTGCAGGATATCAATTGGAATACTATCCAGATCATGAACAAATGCAATATCTACAACCGCAGTTGAAAGACTATCGAGGATTTGTCATGGAGGAGAGTGATGCATATCTTGAGATCATGACTCCCAACCAACATCCATGGGCATTTTATTACTGGAATCCTGAGATAATGGCAAGTTTTGTAAATGCCTGGGACGAAAATCTCACTATGCAACAAAACAAGGCCCAAATTTACAACTTAGAACACAGATCAAAATTTGCGTATTCGACGTTTCTGTATCACCCCAGTATGCATACATACGCTCAACAAAAATGGGGCACAAGAGATTGTGCATTATTGGGCAACAAAGAACAATTGCTAAGTCAGTTGCTTGGATAAGCATCAAAATGATCGAAGTCAAACATTCATCCTTGCTAACATGTGCAGTGACCGCACCCATTGGTGGGTTTGGAAATCATGTGAGATGGTTGGCTTTGTTGGATCCTTGTTTTCAATTCGAACTCACTCCCCTGGCCGAACCTAGATTTAAAAAAATACCGGATCTATCTAGACGCATAAATTTTCTTGACGCGGACAGCAAACTAGAAAGTTTTCACACACAAATTTACTCCCCCACCAGATCCTGGACCAATTGGTTATGGATGGAATGGCTCTACAGAGAAGATCTCGATTCCGTGCTGGTATTCGATCATAGAGTTGACCATGTTGATAGTATAGATAAAAATCTAGTACTCACAGTTGATCCTGACTTGGCCCTGCGCGGGTATTTCAAACTCAACAGCAATTTGAACCACCATACTCCTGGGCAGTTCAAACAACAAGTGCAACAGTTTGCCAACAATGCTTCTGCTCACGCCAAAAAGAAAATCTTAACAGTAGATTGCTTGTATCAGCCAATTCTTGACCGAGAATTTTACAACAGCATGATAGAATGGTTTGAGTTGAGTGATTGCTATGATTTGGCCAATCGGGTGCATGGGTTGTGGTTTGATGCACATGAACGAGCCCAACAAGAATTTGTACAATACACCAACGACTGCTACAAAAGATTTGAGCAACTTATAACCATATAAATATTCCTTTCAGCGGCCTATCGGCATCGTCCCGCTTTACAAACTCCGCCGCCTATGCTATACTTTAACATAGGAGAAAAACAGCATGACAACATTAAATCCCGTAGTTTACAAATACACCAGTACCAAAGAGTACCACGATGCATTTCCGTGCGCCTACAGACAGTGGAGGGCAGACAGTCATTGTAATCTAATACATGGATATTCATTCTCAATGAAGTTCTACTTTGGAACCAATGAACTAGATGTACGTAACTGGGCGGCCGATTATGGTGGTCTCAAAGAACTAAAGAAAACACTAGAAGACAAATTCGACCATACCCTTCTGGTCAGTTCTGATGACCCGGAACTTGAAACATACAAACTACTACAAGAAAAGAAGATGGCTAAACTCACTATCTTGCCTAAATTAGGTTGCGAGGGATTGAGCGATATGCTTTACAAATATGTAAATGCTGTCTATATTCCAGACATGTGGGGGCCAGGCGAAGCAAAGAGACTTTGGTGCTACAGAGTTGAAGTTCGTGAAACCCAGTCAAATATGGCTTTTAGAGAAGGTCACCGTGAATGGAACGAGGACTTATTTGAAGGTTTTGAGTAAGTTCGCATAAATACATAGTTAGTAGCAAAGGACGAACTATGTATTATGGATTTATTTACGAATGGACCAATATGCTTAACGGTAAAAAGTATATTGGTTCACACGCTGGCACCATAGACGACGGATATGTTGGATCGGGTAAAGTATTTCAACGGGCTATAAAGAAGCACGGGATAGAAAACTTTACACGAACCATTCTTGAGTATGTTGAAGTTGAGGATAGAAAGTATCTATTAGAGCGTGAAAAGTTCCATTTAGATAAAGCCAATGCTTACTATTCAGATACCTTCTATAATGTAGCCAAAGATGTAATAGGTGGAGATACTAAAGCAGGTTGGACAGAAGAACGCCGACAGGAATTTAGTAATCAAATCAAACAAGTCTGGGCAAGCAGGACAGAAGAAGAAAAGAAAGCATTATTAGATAATGTCCATAGCAAAACTAAAGAATGGTATCAGACCGAAGAAGGCCAGCAGTTAAAAGAAAAGTTGCGAAACAATATCCCCAAGATGGTAGAGGGTGTAAAGGCTCGTGATCCAGAAGATAGAAAGCGTAGTGCCCGTTTAGGTAAAGAGCGAATGGGCGAAGAACGCAGAAAAGAAGCAGCACGAAAAGGGGTAGAGAATCGTAATCCAGAGACCGAAGCATTGGCGAGAATGAAGGCTTTAGAAACCAGAGCGAACTGGACCGAAGAAAAACGACAAGAGGTGTTTGAGAATAGCAGTCGTGGTAGAAAAGGCAAATGTGCTGGCAGTGAAAATGGTAGGGCAAGAAAGATTGTTGCCGAGTCCAGAACATTTGACACATTGAAAGATGCTATGCTACAATTGAATATGTCTGAATACAAACTACATAGTAGATTGAAAGACCCAAACAATAAGGAATACTATTACCTATGAATGACCGAATTAAAAAGTTAGCCGCAGAAGTTGGCATCAGTGTTAACTACTTAAACACGACCAAACAGTGGACATTGATAGAAGCCTTGGCTGAACGAATTGTAGACGATTGTATTGATTGTTGTGAACAAGTTATCAGCGATCCTGTTCCCGAATCAGTTGATACTTTTCTACAAGGTGGAATTCATTGTCGGGATGAGATTAAACAACATTTCGGTGTTGGTATGACTACAGAAGATAAAAAGAATCTAATCAAAGAATTGTTGGGAGCGAAGAATGACTAAACTATTAGAAAGTCTGGCTGTAAAAAGTCTTGTAGAACACGACGGTGAACTGATTTTCAGCAAAGAACTCTATGCGGCATTGGTAATCAAAGAATGTATTGATGTAATTGATGCCACACACGGTAGTAAGAAATTATTGCGGCCAGAGCCTTATCAACAGATTGTAGATAACATTCAAGAACATTTTGGGATTGAATAATGATTGACTATTTTGAAGCCTTGCGAGAAATGCACCAGGGCAATGTAGTCAAATATGTTGGCACGGTAAATGGTAATGTAATGAGCGACAACGGTGCTAGTTTTTGTATGTGTCGTGGTTGTATCTTCCTGTTTGATAAGGGAGTAATCAAATGGAACAAACTAGGATACATGGTTTACGATCCAGATTACAGGTATGAATTAACAGGTGAAACTGTTGATCCAAGAGCGTGGAAACCAGAGAAGAATCGGGACCGTAAAGAGATTAAATCCAAGTTGGGTTATAGTAGAATAGGATTAAAGAATGTTTAACACAAGGTTAGAACAGCGTCTATGGTGCTATCGTGTGGAAGTGCGTGAAACACAGGCCAACATGGCGTACCGTGAAGGTCACCGTGAATGGAACGAGGATTTGTTTGCATGACAGAACCTGAGTTTGATATTGCCATGCTGTTGGCCACACGTGGCCGCACCCACATGTTGGATCGTAGCATCCGCAGTCTAGTAAACCTTGCAGACGATCCCAGTCGTGTACAACTGATGTTTGCATTTGACCAAGATGACAACATTGGTTTTGGCTATTTTACTGAGCACCTCCAGCCTTGGTTGGATACGCAAGATGTTGGATATACTGCCATGCGGTTTGATCGTATGGGCTATATCAATCTCCACAAGTACAACAATGCACTGGCTGCCAACTCCAGTGCTCGTTGGCTTATGATCTGGAACGATGATGCAGTGATGCAGAGTCAAGGCTGGGACACAACTATCATGAGTTATGACGGTCAATTCAAACTATTGAGTTTCAAGACCCATAATATGCATCCGTACTCAATCTTTCCCATTGTGCCACGAACCTGGTTTGACTTGTTGGGGTACATCAGTCCACATCCTACTCAAGATGGATGGGTCAGTCAACAAGGGTATATGTTAGATATCTATCAACGCATTGACGTAGATGTATTGCATGATAGATTTGATCTAACTGGCAATAACAATGACACAGTGTTTAACAATCGACCCATGCTAGAAGGCAATCTCAATCACCCCATGGATTTTCATAATCCACAACAGATCAAACTGAGGCAAGGAGACTGTGTCAAATTGGCCACCTACATGCATGATGCAGGACTCAGCACCGAATTTTTTCAAAACATATTCAAAGGTACACAAGATCCTTGGGAAAAATTACGACAAAATGATCCAAACAGCCAAATGTTTGCCTTTGAAAGTCCCAACAAAGATCTCAGTCAAGTTAAATAAGGTATGACATACAAAATTGCCTGGGTTCAACCCAATTTCCAACAAGGTCCCAAAGAGTTCAACGCTCACTACTTGCCATACTCGGCTGGTGTAATATGGAGTTATGCCTTGACTGATCCTTGGGTCAAGGAAAATTTTGAATGCACAGACATGGTCTGGCGCAGAGATGCTGTGGAACCATTGGCTGAAAAACTTGCTGAGAATGATGTTGTCACATTTAGCACATACGTTTGGAATCACCAGTACAACTATACTCTAGCACGTATGGTCAAACAACGCAATCCCAACTGTTTGATCATATTTGGCGGACCAGAACCCGCTATTACTGATCCAGATATCTTTGTCAAAGAGCCCTACATGGATCTTGTGATTTGTTTTGAAGGCGAAATCACTTTCCGTAATGTGATACGGGCATTTGAGAGTCGCAACTTTGATGAGATTCCCGGACTGTTGGTCAACAAAAATGGTGTTGCGCTGAACACCGGCGATGCCAAACGTATCGAATCACTGGGCGAAATTCCTAGTCCGTACCTGAGCGGAGTCTTTGATGACATTGTTGCAAAGAACCCTGGTGTGGAATGGAACGGTACATTAGAAACCAATCGTGGTTGTCCTTTTGCTTGTACCTTCTGTGACTGGGGTAGTTTGACCTACAACAAGGTCAAACACTTTGATGTACAACGAGTCTATGATGAACTGGAATGGATGGCCAAACACCGATGCGGGTTTATCAGTATCACTGATGCAAACTTTGGCATGTTCCCCGAACGCGACAACCTCATTGCTGACAAAATCATTGAAGTACAGAGCAAGTACGGATATCCAAAAACGTTTAGTGTGGCCTGGGCAAAGAATCAAAAAAAAGAGGTTGTGGACATTGTGAAGAAACTTCTTGATGCTCCAGGTTTTAATCAAGGACTTACCTTATCAGTACAGAGTCTTGATGTGGATGTGCTTGAGAACATAAGACGCAAGAACATGGAAATGAACAAGTTAGAAGAAGTGTTTGAGTTGTGCGAACAACGCAACATTCCAACCTATACAGAACTGATACTGGGCCTGCCTGGTGAAAGTTTAAAAACTTGGAAAGATAACTTTTGGAAATTATTCCGCATGGGCAACCACACAGGGTTGACTGTGTTCCAGGCACAGTTGTTGGAAAATGCAGAGATGAACTTGCTCCAGAAAAAACTGTTCAAAATTGGTTCGCAACGTGTTACTGATTATTTCTCTGGGTCCTACTCCAATGAACACATTGAGGAAGGTATTGATATTATTACAAGTACCAAAGACCTGCCTTTTGAAATCATGTTGGATGCTGAGATCTTTTCATGGTACATCAATACCTTCCATATCAATGGTGTGAGTACGCTGTTGAGTCGCTTGGTCTACAAGTATCTTGACATAGACTACAGTGAGTTTTACGAAGACCTGTTTGAATTCTTGCAACAGGACGAGTGGTTTGTGAAAGAGCAAACAGAGGTGCGTCAATACTTCAGTAACTGGATGACACAAGGACAGATCCGTCATCCCAACATTGGCGGCATTGAAATTCACGGCTGGAACTTGATCCATCGCAGTATCTTGAACATGCACGTGGAACATCAATATGAAAACATCTTTGCCAAACTTGAAAAGTTCATGAGCCGATACAATCTGCCCCGAGACTTGTTGGACAATGCCATGAAGTTCCAAAAGAAATATCTCATTGCATACGATGATGTTGATCAGTACCCACAAAAACTACAACTAGACTACAACATTTGGGAATACCTAACATTCGATCAACCGTTGCAACAAGCCACAGTGATATATAACTTAGATTTTCCCGAAGACAAAACCATGAGTTTTCCACGATTCCTAGAACTGTTCTATTTTGCAAGACGTAGAAATTTTGGCAAAGCCACAGTGGATACCATAGATGGCAGCAACAACAACAGTGCCCGAAGAGGCGAAGCCGCTGTGCAAGCAATGGCCATAATATAAAAACAATCCGTAGACAACAGCCAACCCTTGTGTTATAATATACAACTATGACTGATTTTGATTCTGATATCGCAGTACTACTGCCCACTAGAGCTCGCACCACCATGGTGGAAAGAAGCGTTAAAAGTTTATTTGAACTGGCTGAACAACCCAACCGAGTTGAGATTGTGTTTGGTTACGACAATGACGATGCTGTGGGCTTTGATCACTTCAACAGTACTGTGCGTCCTTGGATGGATCAAAACTCTGTCACATACTCAGCCATGAAGTTTGAACCCATGGGTTATATTCGACTCAATGAGTATGTGAATGCCATGGCCAAGACTACTCGAGCCAAATGGTACATTATCTGGAATGATGATGCTGTGATGCGCACTGTGGGGTGGGACACAGAGATCATGGCTCATGATGGCAAGTTTAACTTGTTGGCCTTTCATACACACAATCAACATCCTTACAGTATCTTTCCTATTGTGCCTTACAAGTGGTTTAAAATATTAGGTTACTTGTGTCCTCATCAGATCTCAGACGCATGGACCAGTCAACAGGCCTATATGCTGAACATATTCAAGCGCATTGACGTTGTGGTCAAACATGATCGCTATGATCTAACTGGTAACAATCAAGACTCAACATTTGCCAATCGCCCCATGATGGAAACAAATCCGTTCCAACCTGGTGACTTTAATCATATGGACATGACCAATTTACGTATGAATGACTGTATCAAATTGGCCAACTATATGAAAAGCATTGGTATGAATGTACAGTATTTTGAAAATATTCTGGCGGGCAAACAAGATCCTTGGGAGATGTTGGTACGCAATGATGTGAACCGACAGCAGGTACAATGGAAAATAGACCACGTCAATCAACGAGCAGAAAGAAGAAGCAAATGACAGATCACAACTTGGAAGAACGCATTGTGCGTTATTGGAACGCACAACCTTGCAATATCAAACATGGCAAAAGCGAAGTAGGTACCTTGGAATTTTACCAAGAAGTCACTGAACGCAGATATCGTGTGGAACCACACATGAAAGACTTTGCTGGATTTCATCTTTGGCAAGGTAAACGTGTGTTGGAAATTGGCTGTGGTATCGGAACTGATGCGGCTGAGTTTGCCAAGCATGGTGCAGACTATACTGCTATTGACATTAGCGACAAAACAATTGAGTTGGCACAACGCAGATTTGAAGTTGAAGGTCTTGAAGGCCGGTTTGTTAATGGTGATGCCAGTGATTCCAAGGTTTATGAAGGCCTGGGCAAGTTTGATCTAGTGTACAGTTGCGGTGTCATGCACCACTTTCCCAGAATCAATGACATGATCCAAAATGCCTATGATGTGTTGGAACCCAAAGGTGAATTTAGATTCTTGGTCTATGCCAAAAACTCCTGGAAGTACAGCATGATCCGCAAAGGCCTGGATCAATTTGAAGCACAGTCAGGGTGCCCGTTTGCACAAGCATACTCAAATGATGAAGTGTATGCTCTATTAAGGGACAAGTTTCACATTGAGAGGTTGCGTCAAGCCCACTGTTTCATGTATAATGTAGAAGCGTACAAACAAGGTAGGTATGAATTGGAGCCATGGTTTGCGGTCATGCCAGAAGAAATGCGAGACGCTGTGAAAGAATATCTAGGTTGGCATTTGTTGGTCAAAGCAAGGAAAATATGAGTAAACTCAAAATAGCAGAACTGTTTTATAGTGTGCAAGGAGAAGGTAGGTACATGGGTGTGCCTTCAGTATTCTTACGCACATTTGGTTGCAACTTCACTTGTGGTGGATTTGGCATGCCGCGTGGCGAGATGAGTGTAGAGCGTGATGCCATTGCTGAACGCATGATTGAGTTCCGAGACTACAATCAACTGCCCTTGGTGTCCACAGGCTGTGACAGTTATGCATCGTGGGATCCAAGATTCAAAGATCTCAGTCCCATGCTTGAAACTGATGCTATTGTGCATCGTATCATGGAAATACTTCCACACCGTCGTTGGGAAGATGAGCATTTGGTAATCACCGGTGGTGAGCCATTGCTGGGTTGGCAACGTGCGTATCCTGACCTGTTGGATCATGACAGCATGCACCGCCTCAAAGAAATCACATTTGAAACCAACGGCACTCAACCTTTGTCAGCAGAGTTTAAAGAATATCTACAGCGTTGGCGAGCACAACGTGAAATTACATTCTCAGTCAGTGCTAAACTTCCCGGTTCAGGCGAGCAGTGGTCAGAGGCCATATGTCCAGATGTAGTATGTGAATATGAAAAATATGGTTACACATATTTGAAACTGGTCATAGCAACAGAACAAGATTTGGCAGATGCAGAACAAGCAGTGTTGGAGTATCGCACAGCAGGCTTCTCTGGTCCTGTTTATGTCATGCCTGTGGGTGGCGTTGAGCGGGTGTACAATCTTAATAATAGAGCAGTGGCAGAGATGGCCATGCGAAAAGGCTGGCGCTATTCAGATCGACTCCAGGTGCCACTATTTAAAAACGAATGGGGCACCTGATGGGAATATTTGATCGCTTTCGTAAGAAGCCTGTACCAGCAAAAGTCCGGGCTGACCCCAAGCCCAAAGCACCGGAGAAAACTGAAAAAGAACTTGCTACAGAAAAAAAAGAGCCGTATGTGGGTATTCTTCGCATGGACATAGATCCCAACAACTTGCATCAAGGCGCATTTGAACTAGACTGGAACGACATTTTTGTGGCTCGCCTGGTCAAAGCCGGTTACATGATGAAACCCGATGATACAGACTCTGTCATTGTAGATCGGTGGTTCCAAAATATCTGCCGCCATGTGGTAATGGAGACCTGGGAACAAGAACAGGCCATAAACAAATACAGTAATCAGTACGTGAATTCACGTGACATAGGTGGCGGTAGATCGGAAGTATCATGATTTTTAATCACATTAAAGAACTCAAAGCCGAAGGTAAAAAAATCGGCATCACATTCAGTCAATTTGACATGTTACACGCAGGGCATATTGCCATGTTGGCAGAAGCCAAGAATCATTGCGATTACTTGATTGCAGGCCTACAAACTGATGCATCAATCGATCGCCCAGGTGTAAAAAATCCTCCTGTGCAAAGTATTATTGAGCGCCAGATTCAATTGAGTGCATGCCGTTTTGTAGATGAAATTGTTGTGTACACTACGGAACAAGATTTAATTGACTTGATCCTTACACTGCCAATTGATGTTCGTATCCTTGGAGAAGAATACGAAGATACCAACTTCACTGGTCGTAGCGAAGGGCACGGACGGCAAATTGAACACATTTACAACAAACGTGATCATAGTTTCTCCAGTTCCAGTCTACGCAAACGTGTGGTGGCCGCGGAGACCGAAAAAGCACTACTACAAAAATGATCTTGTATGTGAATGGAGATAGCCATAGCCTTGGTACCATGAAACCAGGCGAATCTGGCGCATCATTCGTTGAGATACTGTCTACCAGATTAAATTTTCCAATACACAATGATGCAGAATCTGCATCCAGTGCTCAAAGAATCATACGTACCACAAAACAATACGTTGGTTCCGTAGATTTGACCAAAGTGTTTGTGTTGATAGGCTGGGGCACATGGGAGCGTGAAGAATGGGAACACAACGGTAAATTTTACAATGTCATGCAACATTGGTACAAGCATTTGCCTGATGTTTTGCAACAAAAATATCACACCTGGCTCGCGGACCAAAATACTGATTTGATAGATAAAAAATCAAGACAAACGCACGAAGAAATTTTTCAACTGCATCAGTTCTTGCAGTCACTAAAAATTCCACACTTGTTTTTCAATTGCATGTATAATTTTTTTAGTATCTCAGATGCTCAAAAAAAAGATTGGAACAATTGTTATATTGATCCATACGACAACGATGCCAGTTACTACTGGTATCTCACCAAGCAAGGATATGCAAGTGACAAATGGTATCACTTTGGTCCAGATGGACACCAGGCCTGGGCAAATTTTTTGTTTAGGCAGATAGAAACCAATAACATCTTATGATATTATACGTGAACGGTGATAGTCATACTGCGGCAGCAGAAGCAGTCAATCCTCATGCTTTTGCTGAAGATGACGGCTTATACTATGGTCTAGGTCGCCGGGCGCATCCTGACAATGAGCGAGTGAGTTGGGGGTGCGAATTGTCTAACCATCTCAGAGCCATATTATGGTGTGATGCAGAAAGTGCCTCCAGTAATGATAGAATCATACGTACCACTCGAGAATGGTTACAACAACAACCTAGCCATGAAGACCCTTTGGTCATAATACAATGGTCCACTTGGGAACGGCAAGAGTGGCAGCATGATGGCATCTGGTATCAGGTGAATGCATCGGGCATGGATGATGTTCCGTCGGTGTTTTTCGAAAGATATAGAGACTTCGTGATTGGAGTCAATTGGCAAGAATGTCAACAGCAGGCTCATGATAAAATTTGGCAGTTCCACCAAGAACTCAAACTCAATAACATACAGCATGTGTTTTTCAACGGCAATTCAGATTTTTCGGGCATAAAATATCCCAAAGACTGGGGTGTGCATTACATGGCGCCATATGATCCTGCCCAGACCTACGATCGTGTGTTGAAAAACAACAGTTTCCGAACAGTCAACCCAAAATCTTGGCATTTTGGTGCTGATGCCCATTGCTTTTGGGCCAAGTATATGCTACAATACATCAACGATAACAACTTAATTGTGACCAATGAAATACGTACTGATTGATACTGCCAACATGTTTTTCCGTGCCAGACACGGAGCATTTAGAGCCGCGGACTCTTGGACCAAACTGGGCTTTGCTCTACACGTTACACTAATGGCTGTAAACAAAATGGCTCGACGTTTTGAAGCCGATCACGTGGTATTCGCACTGGAAGGTCGCTCCTGGCGCAAAGACTACTACAAACCCTACAAGGCCAATCGTGCTGTGGCTCGTGGCAAAATGACCGAAGCAGAAGCAGAAGAAGATAAACTGTTCTGGGAAACCTATGACGAACTGACTAAATACTTGGCTACGAAAACCAATTGTAGCGTGATCCGATGTGCCACTGCCGAAGCAGATGATATCATAGCACGTTGGATTGCTTTACACCCACAAGACCAACACGTTATTATCAGTTCAGATTCTGATTTTGTACAACTGCTCGCACCAAATGTCACGCAATACAATGGCATTAGTGATGAACTGTTAACCCTGGAGGGCATATTTGATGCTAAAGGTAAGCACGTCAATGATAAGAAAACTAAACAGCCAAAAACCATCCCGGATCCAGCCTGGCTGTTATTTGAGAAGTGTATGCGTGGCGACTCCTCAGACAACGTATTCAGTGCATATCCTGGAGTACGTGAGAAAGGCACAAAGAATAAAGTTGGTCTCCGTGAGGCCTTTGGAGACCGAGACAAGCGCGGATACAATTGGAACAACATGATGTTGCAACGTTGGACCGACCCGGAGGGTCAGGAGCACCGGGTGCTAGATGACTACGAGCGCAATCGTACCTTGATCGACCTCACCGCCCAACCAGACAATATCAAGACAACTATAGACACAGCCATATGTGAACAAATTTCACACAAGGATGTGGGACAAGTAGGCGTGAGATTTATGCAATTCTGCGGCAAGTATGAATTGAACAAATGTAGCGATGCGGCCGAACAGTTTGGTCGCTGGCTCAATGAAACATATAAAGGAGTGCTAGATGATATTAGCCAAACCAGTAGTGGACAATCAGTATTACATACTCAAGAAGGATGATCGCAAGATTGGTCAACTTGAAGTAAAAGAAAACGGTAACTGTACAATAAAAATTCTTGATAGTGTAGTAAGTTACAAAACTATCAAGATGGCTCGAGAGGCAGTAGGCATCCAATTCGAGCCGGCCGAAATAGTAACACCATTGCCATCAAACATGGTTTATGGTCACAAAGTTGCGGGTGAGGTGTTTAATCCTTTATGGGACGTGAAGCACAAGTTACCGCTATTCACCAGAGAAGACAAATCCAAGTCCTGGTTTGCCGCTGGGTGGTACCGAGTCAAGCAACATCGCAAGTGGAAGACCGTACAACACCCTAAACTTATTACCTTAGAGCGTTACGCTTATCAAGGCCCATTTCAAACCAAGGAACAAGCAAGTGTCTAATCCTTTTCGCGATCAAGAAAAATTCATGAGAGCCTGCGAACAAACTGTGGGCGAGTTCAACGAAGCACAATATCAACTGTATTGCAATCTCATCAGTGAAGAATTCAACGAACTAGTAGCAAGTACGACCAAAGTAGATGATCTTGATGCATTAATTGACATTCTTGTTGTGACCATTGGTGCTATCCACAGCCTTGGTGCCGACGCCGAAGGCGCCTGGAAGGAAGTCATGAGCACTAACTTTGCCAAGATCGATCGACAAACAGGTCGGGTACGCAAACGTGAAGATGGTAAGGTACTCAAACCGGCTGGGTGGACTTCACCCAACCTAGAACCTTTTGTGTCATGAGCCTGCACATCAATCGTTTTGTTGACAGCATCAAAGCACATGAATCACGCGGCCAGCGTGATTTTGTTATGACCATGCGCGAAGCCAAAGACCTACACAGCGACATTACAAAACTATTACTGACATTGGAAACATTACATACCCGAAATACTCAGCCAAAAGAGGAAACAATCTCGTTAGAATTGAGTGGTGGCAGTTTCAAAACCACGTAGTTTTTGAGATAAATAAACTACGGAGATAATGATGTCAAGACCCAAACCAAATGTGTTGATCGAACACACTGACAAAGCAACTTACAAGACCGAACAAGTGTTGGCCTCTGAAGGCGTGTGGGCAGTATTTTTTGATACTAAACCTATCAATTTGAAAACCTCCAACATGCTCACACAATATCCTGGCCCTAAGTACAAAAAGGTTTCGTTCTCAAATCCCGGTCACGCCAAGAACTTGGCACGTAAACTCAACACACAATTCAAGACCGACAAGTTCACAGTGGTACTCTTGACGCAGGGGGCGCAAGTATACCCCGATGCTCGATAAACAACATCTCACTCAACAACTGTTGACTCAATTGCCAGCAGATGAACGATCTGCGTATCAGTTTGCTCTCAAGACCTGGTGGCAGGACAGTCGTGACGATGGTGGCTTGAGATTGAGTGCATATGGTCTAGACGTGTTTCGACTTTTGAAAATTGAATCGCATGAGTTTGAATTTTCAAAGGCCCTGAGCCCCAGTGTGTTGATGACTTTGAGTCGAAAACTAGACTGTCCTTATTACATCAAGGGCGGCAAGACATCTCGACTGATCTTGTTTGGCAGTGAGCAATCTGTAATGTACGCCATGTATGGCGATATAGAAAAATTTTTACGTTATCTTGATTGGCAATGAATAACGTGAGATGCCTTGTTGTGCCTTATTGTAAAAATGATTGTGTCGCAACAGATTCAAATTGTTGAGCAATCGGGTTTGACTTTGTTGTATCACTTGCTGGGCTAAAGAAAAATTTTGCAACAAATCTATGTTGAGTTTTATTGCATGATAACATCTATCCCAGGGATCGGTTAGATTTTGATAACTGTGATCAACCACATCATCAAACACATCATATCCTTGGTCTCGCATGTAATCTGCAATTCTCCAACCACCAACCCAGATTGGAATAGTACCAGCATATATGCTCATGATGGTTTTTTCTGTCACGATGGTTTCATGTTCGAAAAATCCTGGTTCGGTTATCAAGGAAATGCAAGTGGGTTCAAATACTTCTTTTTGCAAAAATTTTTGATATACTTGTGCATTGGTCAATGCACCATATTGTAATCCTTGATCGAGCAAATTTTCTGTACCAAACAAATACTGACGAGTGGGAATATTCAACTCCGCAGATTTTATAATTTGTTGATGCAACGGATTGTTGATATGAGCCAACATATTATTCCGACTGATGTTGTTGTTTTTCCAACACAATGTGTATTCGTAATTGGTCAATCCAAAGTGTTCCAACATCATTAGCAAAAATGTTCTGTTGTGTCTTATCTTGTTGATCATAAAGTTGAATGTGCGATGTTTTTGATTCCAGTCTGGCTGTATCTGTTGTTGATTAAACTGCTGTTCAGTTCGAGATAAAAATATAGGCAAACATGCACATTGGTATGCGGCAAGTACATCATCTTGTTGAACCACATGGTCAAATACCAACAAGTGTTTATGGGGGTCGCAAGTGCTGTTTTCCAGCAAATTTTTTACATGAAAACACTGCGTGACTTCGTCGTAGTGATGATCTTGTATGTAGATTATTTCCGGCTTGGTCAAGATTTCACCACCATATTGATAACTCGGACCAAAGATTTCTATCATAGAAAGTATTTACTAAGTATCTGCATGTACTGGAACAATCCCACCATACGGGTAACACACCCGCTGAAATCACAGCCTGATCCGATTCAACAAAGTTTTCACAACGGAGTGCATTGTATATTCTACGATCCTGCTGTGTCACTAGAATCCATAAGATATCAACAGTCTCTACAGGATATTTGCGACTGGTCCAATGAACAAATCAAATATCATGGCATAGATGGATTTTTTTCTGATCCATTGAATCGGTATGAGATCGCCAACATAGTGAAACTAAACATGTGGATTGATGATATTCGAAAACAAGGCATCATAAAACCCATGAATTTGTTTTACGATGGTCAATCCCGATATGGTATCAACAACGGTGAAAGTCGACTGCGGGCGGCGGAACGCATTGCTGATCTTTCTAGTGTGTGTGCATTCATCTGCACCCATCAAAAATATTCAGAACGTTTTGCTAATTTAGAACAAGTACAAGATTTTGAACATTTTGCTAGGTTGTGCCGAGCAGTTGATAACCAAGAATTTCTGTTTCAACTTACCGATTCTGATGCTTCATATGGTATGTTTTGGTACGAATATAACAGCCAATTGACTGCGCCAGTTACTCCGTCAGAAGAGTTTTGCGTGACTGCACTGCAAGACTATCTCAAACAATTCAAAAAATTTGAGTTCACACCTGAATGGTTTGATGACCTAAAGAGTTGGCCCGCTTGGTGATGGCACAGTCCAGTAATTGATCTGCATGGCTCTACGCACTGTATCAAAATGTGTAGCAGGGTAACTGTGCCAGGTATGTTCACTGGGCACAAAGAACATGCAACGATTGTCTTGACTTTCTATAACATATCCATCTTCTAACACAGTACCGGGATATAGTCGGGCACGGTCAGTGTATACTAGTGCTGTGAGTCGTTTTTCCAACATGTCATGATGCCGTTCAAGGTAAAAGTCTCCAAGGTCCGATATAACTTCTACTCGTGGATACAAGTTGGTATAATCTAGTCCAGTATGAGATTCAAAATATTTTTTTATTTCACCTGCATGAAGATCTTGCCATAACTTGTGCATGTGTGGGTACTGTTCAGCATGTTCTGATCCAATGAAAATTCTATCTCCGCCTACTCTTCGACCAGGCAAAGGCTGTGATCCTTCATGGTCAACTGACTTGAGTTCGGCCAAGCACTCGGGCGACAAAAAATCATCTACTACCCAATGTGTCCAGGGATAATTATACTTTAGAGTTTTCATAAAAAGTCTTCTGTGCTATTTGTTGCCAATCTCTATGACGATCACCCGTTGAATTGATTGAAACTCCCAACCACGGCAGTGAATCGTTGGCATGTCCGGCGAAACCCATCTTGGGCAGTATCATGTGTTCGGGCCAACGTTCCAAAAACTTTCTTCTTATCAATGGTTTGGCCACACTATTCACTTTGAACTCCCAGGGCAAGTTCAGGGCAAACTGCATCACACTCTTGAGTTGAAATGGCTTGCGTGTTTCTATACCATGTGCGCCACCAATTCGATCAGCACCAGGAGCGTCCGATCCAATAATTTGACACCAGTAGTCGGCCAACAAGGTGGCCTGACGTGGATCATTGTCATACACCGCTAGGCATTGTTGCCATACCGCGGGTGCAATATGCGCACTATAAGGACTGGTACTATGTGTTGTGATGTAGTCCAAGGTTTGGTATACTCCATAACCGCCGAATAATTCGTCGGCAGCCTGTCCAGAGAATAATACTCGTTGTGTACATGCCTTGGCCACTATCCAATTGCCCACATGACTCCAACTCTGCACTGGCATACGAGTGCGTTGTATCAGTTCTACGTACTCCTGAGCGTACTGTTCATAGTCAACTGATATCTCTGTTAATCTTTGCAACTGTGACGGAGATAAAAATTCTCTAACACGATCTGCTACAGGATCTTTGCCGGTCATGTTTATGGCTA